CTTATTGTATCACTCTCTTGTTTATTCTTAGCAATGAGTTTATATTGAAAGTTGTGTTTTCGAAAATTGACACCGGTAAAAACATTTGCTATATGAGGATTTCTAGCAATACCTAAACCTCTAAGCGCTCCTGTACCTATGCTTCCTAAACCTGCACCAACCAAAGCTCCACCTGGTCCACCTAATGCACCAATAAGAGCTGACGTACCTACATCTGCACCTGCAGCTGCTACACCGAGTCCTGCAAGAGATCCTACTAAATTTTCTCTTTCTAATACTTCTGAATTAGTAACTGCTGCTTGAAGATCTCTAAGAAAGTTTCCGCTACCGGTTGATTGAAAATTTTCAGCTATTTGTCTTCCTGCTGTACCACCTATACCAAGTTCAGCTGTGTTATTGTAATCAGCTTCATAAGCAGTCTGTAAATTTGACGGTATAGGTAGAGCAAAAGAATGTACCGGCTGTGATACACTAATTCCTATGTCTTCTAATTTTTTAGCAAATCCACCTATCGTTTTCAAACCTGCTTTTATTTTGTTACCTATACCTGGAGCTACGTCACCGCGTACAAAGTCAGTTTCTACTGAATTATATGCTACTTTTGTATCGGCAAGGCTTGATACTTTATAGCGCTTTTTAGCTCTAAATACTATAAAGTAGGGAGCTTCGCTAAGATCACCAGGAAAGTATGTAGTATCGTATTTTGCACCAACTTCCAGCGACGCTAAAGGTCCATCGGCTTCATTACCACCGAAATTAATTATAGGCATTTTTTATCCTGTGAAAACGTATAAAGGGTATTATAAACCTAAGAATCCTAGTAAGTATTTAGGTGACCCCACAAACATAATTTATAGAAGTTCGTGGGAACGCCAATGTATGCTGTACTTTGATAGGAACGAAAACATTATTAAATGGGGATCGGAAGAGATTGTAATACCATACAGGTCACCTCTTGATAATAGAGTACATCGGTACTTTGTAGATTTTGTTATTAGAGTACGCACTGCGGATGATAAGACTGAAACACATCTTATTGAAGTTAAACCATACAAACAAACTCAACCTCCTCAACAACCCAAGAGAAAGACTAGACGTTATCTTAACGAAGTAACAACCTACCTTGTAAATGAAGCTAAGTGGAAAGCTGCTACCGAGTACTGCAAAGACAGAATGTGGAAGTTCCAAATAATTACGGAAAACGAGCTCGGAAGATAAGATAAATAATCGAATGGTAGCTTACGTATTCGATACTGTACTGACTAAAGGCATGCAAGCTGGACAAGTTCCAGCTCGTACTACTGAGGCTAGAAATTGGTATAGAAATACAGCTCAACAGGTAAACACTACTCCTTCAAGATTAATGAAGGAGAATAAATCTAAGTTTACAACGGGTACTGAGCCAGGCTCTATGATGTTGTTTAACTATGATCCAAAGCTTAAAAGAGATTTACCTTATTACGATACATTTCCACTAATATTTGTTGTAGGTCCTGCTAAGGATGGGTTTCATGGTTTGAATATGCATTATCTTCCATTGAAGCAAAGAGCTATGTTAATGGACGCTTTGTATGAGTTAACAACAAACAGTAGATATGATGATAGTACTAGACTGAAGCTGAGTTATCAACTATTAAAGAAAGCTGCAACATACAAATATTTTAAACCGTGCTTTAAGCACTACTTACACAGACATGTTAAATCGAGAAAGATGCTTATTGATTCTGTAGAATGGGATATTGCTTTATTCTTACCCATTCAGCGATTCCAGAAAGCAAGCGCTGCTCAGGTTTACTCAGATAGTCTTAGGAAGGCTGGCTAATGGCTTTTAACGTATCAGATTTTAGATCTAATGTAGTTGGTAACGGTTCACGTAGTGTATCAAAACAATCACATTACGAGCTTGTTGTTAATCTCCCTCAAAAGATTATATTGTCTAATAGAAGTAGACAAGCTTTTGAGAATATAAGATTTAGGGTTGAGTCAGCTGAGATACCAGGACGTGCAATCACGCCAACTAATTATAAACATCTAGGCTACGGCTTAACGTCTAAAATAGGTTATGATGTAACATATCCTGATGTTACTGTTACTTTACTATGCGGTGCAGATCTCGGTGAAAAGTCATTTTTCCATGCATGGCAAAGCTCTATTGTTGGAAACCATTCTCGTAATTCGGACAATAGAACACATCAGAGTATTGGATACTATAACGACTATACGTCATCGGTCGGAATTTTACAATATGACGAAGAAGGTAAAGTAGTTTATTCACTCGGTTTAGCTGAAGCATATCCTATTGTTGTCAACTCTTTGCCTTTAAGTTGGAACAGCGAAGATCTACATAGACTTACTGTACAATTTTCATTCAAACACTTTATTGAATCAGACGAACCAGCAGCAGGCAGAGGTGCTCGCAAGAACACAGCCGGAGCTGCTCTCACTATTAACGGACTACCTAGTGTTGATGATGCTTTAGAAGGTGTTGGACTTCCCCGTTTGGGAGAAATTTTTAATATTCCGCTATTTGACACAAATAGTGTTACTTTATCAGGAGCTTCAGATTTTTCTGGTCTCTTTGGTTAATTATGAGGTTTAATTATGCTACCTAATCTACAGAACCCTGAGTTTGAACTTAAATTACCATCAACAGGAGAGAACGTTTATTATAGACCCTTTCTTGTGAAAGAAGAAAAAATACTTCTTATAGCATTAGAAGGTGGCAGTGCAGAAGAAATTACTAACGCTATCTATCAAATTATACGTAATTGTGTTCGAGCTGAAATTACAGACGTAATGGATATGACATACTTTGATATTGAGTATATCTTTCTTAATATTAGAGCAAAGTCAATTGATAATATCGTTAAGTTAAAACTTTCTCATGGATCTGAGGTTGATTGTAATATACAAACTGACTATGAATTAGACATTAATGATATTGATGTTGTATTCTCTGACGAGCATAGTAAAAAAATAATGCTTAGCGATGATGTCGGTATATTAATGAAGTATCCGAGTTTAAAAGACCAGCATCAAATTGAAAATGATGTTGTTGGTACTGATACAGAAAAAGTATTTAAAGCTATTGCTAACTGTATTGAAAATGTTTTTGATATGGAGACAGTTTATGAAAATAGTACTTTAGACGAAAGAGTAAATTTTTTAGAGAATCTGACAAAAACACAATTTGATAAAATCCTAGCATTTTATAGATCATTACCTGCGCTTCAGCATGAAATTAATTATACATGTGCTAGCTGTGGTAAAGAAGAATCTATAATGCTAAGGGGGATGCAAAGTTTTTTCGCTTAATGCTCAGTCACAACAGCTTAGCGAATATGTACAATACTAACTTTTCGTTAATGCAACACCATAAATATTCGTTGACTGAGCTAGAAAATATGATGCCATTTGAAAGAGACTTATATGTTCAGATGCTCGTCAATCATCTTCAACAATTAGAAGAACAAAGAAGAAGTCAATAAATGGCACTACCAGTCCCAGCGCAGAGTCCAGGAGATAAAAACGTCCTTGAAGTATTAGAGGATAATAACCGCTACCTGGAAGAAATCAAAAATACAGTTACGTCAGATTCTACAATCATCGAAGGTCAGTATGAGATACTAGAAGACCAGCTCGATATAGATGAGGAGAATCAAAGATTAGCTGCATTAGAAGCTGACAATGCTGAACTTAGAGCAAGAAATCTAGAAAGAAGATTAGAGACAAGCACCGGTCCTTCAGCTATTCCTATGTCAACACCGTCTGGTGGATCGCGTGGAGATGGTAAAAGTTTTCTCGAGAAAGCCGGGGAAGCTTTAAAGTTAGGCTTACCATTAGCATTAGCTTCCGCTTTTCAAGGCGGTGGTCTTATCGCTTTAGGCGAAATGTTTGGTGATTCGCTAGGTGAGTTTTTAGGTGATAATATTGGCAATCTATTAAATGACTTAGGTCTTGATCCTGCATTTAGTGATCTTGTTAGCGATACGTTTAAAGAAAGAACAAAATCTGCTCTCGTAACTGGAGGGTGGTATAAAATTTTATTCGGTAAGGGTGCCCGATATGCAATAATCGCAGATCTTTTACTAGGTTTTCTTGGAATACCAAGCTTAGCTGAAGAAGGGACTCGAGATGAAATAGTAGATAGTATTGCTAATATATTTGGAGAAAATGTAGCGAATTTATTTGGCGGTACATACGATACTGTGGCACAAGGTTTTAGCGGTTTAGCTACTGGTGCTATGTTTGGTAGAATGTTTGGACCAGGAGGGGCCATAGTCGGAGCTATGGCTGGTTTCCTGTTTGATTATTTTGGACTAGACAGACTTGCAGATCCTGATAAACAAGATGATGTAGTAGATCAGATAAAAGATGAATTTGGTGTGGTTCTTGGTACACTCGGCGCAGGAGCATTAGCTACACGAACAGGTAGAAGATTGTTAGGTGGAGCTGTTACTGGCGCAGCAGGAGCAGTTACTGGTGCAGCAGGTGCTGTACGCAGCGGTCTTGGTGGCGGTTTTGGAGCTGGAGCAACCGGTGCTGCTACAGTAGGTGGCACCGCTTACGAGCTTGGCTCAAGACCCACTGCAAG